CATCGCTGCTGCCGTCACCCTGGGCTGGAACTTCAGCCGCTCGCCCCGCGTGCTCAAGCGCTACCGCAAGGCAGCGGTCGAAATCTACGGCAACGGCTACTGCGAGATCGACTTCGGCTACTCGCTCCAGTTTGGCTCGACGGAAGTGGTCCAGCCGACCGGCTCGGTCAACTACCCGTCGTCGTTCTCCGCGTCCAACTGGGACAGCTTCACCTGGGACAGTTTTACCTGGGATGGCACGACCTTGTCGCCCAGCGAGTGCGAACTGCAGGGTACGGGCGAAAACATCGCGATCTCGATATCGAGCACATCCAATGCGTTTCCACCCTTCACGATCAACTCCGTCATCCTGCACTACTCGCCCAGGCGGGCGCTGAGGTAATCGCCTATGGCCAACTCCTTCTACAACCACGGGTCGTTCCCGACCACCGGCTCGCCCGGCTCAAGCGCTTCCATGCGCGCCGAGTTCGACTCGGTCGCGGCGGGCTTCGACAAGCTGCCGACCCTGAGCGGCAATGGCAACTTCGCCGTGAAGGTCAACCCGGCCGGCACGGCCATGATCCCGTCGACGATCATTTCGGACGACGGCACCAATGCCAAACTGGGCAAGGTCACGATCAGCTCGGTGGCCACCGGCGCCACGCTGTCGATCACGGACGGCAAGACGTTGGCGGTCAGCAACTCGCTGACCCTGGCCGGCACCGACGGCACGACGATCACCATGCCGTCGACCACCGGCACGCTGCCGCTCGACAACCAGACCTTCTACGTCGGCACCACCGCGCTGACGATCAACCGTGCTTCAGCGGCTCAGTCGCTGACCGGCGTCAACATCGACGGATCGGCGGGGAGCGCAACCACGGCGACCAACCTGGCTGGCGGCAACAACACCACCCTGCTGGGCTCAATCGGCTACCAGTCGAACACGAACACCACCACGCTGCTGGCGCCCAACACGACCACAACCAAAAAGTTTCTGACGCAGACCGGCACCGGCGCCAACGGCGCTGCGCCGTCGTGGGCAGCCCTGGCGTCGTCTGACGTCGGCCTGGGCAACGTCGAGAACACTGCGCTGTCCACCTGGGCGGGGTCGACCAACATCACTACCCTGGGCACGGTGACGGCCGGCACCTGGAACGCCAGCACGATCGCCCTGAACAAGGGCGGAACTGGCGCGATCACCCAGAGCGGCGCGCTCCAGGCCCTGGGTGCCATCGCCTCTTCGACCCAGGCCAAGTCCGCGGCCTACACGGTGGTGGCGGCGGATCGCGGCGGCGTGTTGCAGGCCACCGGCACTTGGACCCTGACGCTGACGGCCGCGGCCACCCTGGCCAACGGTTTCTCGATCGGCATCGTGAACGTGGGCACCGGCACGATCACGATCGACCCCAGCGGCTCGGAGACGGTGGACGGCCTGGCCACCAAGCCGCTGCTGCCCGGCCAGTCCTGCATCCTGATCACCGACGGATCAAACTGGCGCACGGTCGGACTGTCCGGCGGCGGGGCGGTCGGCGGCGGCTCGGACCAGGTCTTCTACGAGAACGGCCAGACCGTGGCCTCCGACTACACTATCAGCACGGGCAAGAACGCGGTCAGCGCCGGCCCGATTTCTATCAACACCGGCGTGACGGTGACGGTGCCGACGGGCAGTGTCTGGTCCATCGTTTAAGGAGAAATCATGGCAGGAACACTTGTCATCGACACGCTGAAAAGCAGCACGGTAAACCCGCCGTCGTTTCAAAACACCAGCGGCACCGAGGTCGGGCAACTTTGCCGCGCCTGGGTGAACTTCAATGGTGTCACAACAGCCAGCATTCGGGCGTCGTTCAACGTCAGCAGCGTGACGCGAAACGGAACTGGTGACTACACGGTGAGCTTTACCAATGCAATGCCGGATTCTAGTTACGTGGCGGCTGGCATTGGGAGACGAAGTACAGCAGGAGCAAACATCACGCAGTTTGAGTTTGCAGCGAACTCAACTAGCATTTCCACCAATACATGCCAAATAAAAACTTTTGACAACGGTAATAATGTTGTTGATTCTGATACTGTTTGTGTAGCATTTTTCCGCTGAAAGGTCATCATGGCAGGAACCCTAACAATCGGCACCCTCAGCGACGGCACGAACAGCGCGTCTGCGACCGACGCGATCATGGGCAGCGCGCGGGCGTGGGTAAATTTCAACGGTGTGACGACGGCGACTATTCGCGCGAGCTATAACGTCAGCAGTGTGACACGTAATTCGACGGGCAACTACACGGTGAACTTTACGAGCGCGCTTCCTGACGCGAATTACAGCGCAATTTGCAACGCCAGCAGTAGCGGAGCAGCGGGTAACAACCAGTACGCTGTCCCGTATCAGCTGGCGTCAGGCGCTCTTACCATCATTACGCAAGACGATACTTCTGCAGCAACACTGCAGGATTCCTCCCAAGTGACAGCTGCCATTTTTCGTTAATCGTCAGGACATCACATGAGCCACGTCATCATCTACACCAACGACCTCGGCGGCGTGTCCGTCTGCATACCCACGGGCGAACTGCCGATCGAGCAGGTGCAGGCCAAGGACATCCCGGCCGGCAAGGAAAGTTTCATCGTGCGCGCGGACTCGCTGCCCGAGAACGACAACGACTTCTTCGACGCCTGGGAGCAGACGCGCGGCGTCGTCACGGTCAACATCGCCAAGGCCCGGGAAATCACTAAGGCCCGGCTGCGTGCCGAGCGCGCGCCACTGCTGGCCGCCCAAGATGTGCTGTTCCAGCGCGCCCTGGAGACCGGCACCGACTTCCGCGCCATCGTGGAGGAGAAAATGCGCTTGCGTGCCGTCACAGACCTGGCGGATGCCTGCGCCAGCACGGAAGAGCTTCGCGCTTTGAAGGTGGTGTAAATGCCGACGACACTTCGCGGAAACGACAACTTCGACAGTGGAGCTGTGTTGGGTGTTGGCCAGACATGGCAAAACCTTACCGCCTCGCGCGCCTATGGCACTACCTACACAAACAGCACGGGGCGGCCGATTCTGGTGAGCACATACTCCACCTACGGAAGCCCTCAATCGTTGGTGGCGACTGTAAGCGGCGTAACCGTGGTCAGGAGCGAGAGCGTCGTTCCTGGAACCAGCCAGAATTGTCAGGTGCAGTTCATCGTGCCTGCCGGAGCGACCTACTCTGTAGCGCAAACGGGCGGCGGTGTATCTCTCAGCGGCTGGGCAGAACTGCGCTAACGCCGGGTGACATTGGCATACGCCCCTGCTAGAATCCCTCGTAGATAAATCCGTCTACCGCAAGCCGCCTGAGCGAAAGCTCGGCGGCTTTTTTATTTGGAGCCCAGGCATGGGATCTTTCGACAACTTCGCGGCCGTCGCAAAACGGCTCCTCGGTGGTAGCACTCCCGCCGGCGCCACCGGCGCGACCGCGACACCTGGCGTCACGACGCCCCCTGGTACGCCGCCGGCCCAGGCCCCGGCCAGCGCGGCCGCAGGCATCTACGGCGCAAACAACTACAACGCTTCGACGCCGTCGTTCAACGACCTGGGATCCTCGTACCAAGCGCCGTCCAGTACGCCGGCCTCGTTCGCCACAGCCAACCCGTATGCGACCAGCAGCGCTGACTCCAGTGGATATTCGGCCACCAGCGTCAACGCCCCTGGTCCGATGGCCGTGGGCTCCGACCAAACGGTCCAGGGCCAACTGGCTGGCATCATCGGCAAGAACTCGCCGTTGATGCAGCAGGCTTACAACCAGGCCATGGCAACCGCGAATGACCGCGGGTTGATCAACTCGTCGATGGCAGTGGGTTCGGCTCAGAACGCCGTGCTGCAAAACGCTCTGCCGATCGCTCAGTCGGACGCCAACACGTTCCAGAACACCGCGCTGACGAACTTCAACGCGGCCAACCAGAACGCCCAGTTCAACGCCAACGCCGCGAACCAGGCGGCGCAGTTCACCGCTGGCGCTCAGAACACGGCCAGCCTGCAGAACGCCGCAGCCGCCAACCAGGCGGCGCAGTTCGGCGCCCAAGCAGCCAACACCGCCAGCCTGCAGAACGCGCAGAACGCGACCCAGCTGCAGAACACGGCGATGAACAACGCCACGGCGCTGCAGCAGACCGGCATGTCGACGGCTACGCAGCGGTTCGTGTCGCAGCTGTCGGCCAACAGCCAAGCAGCCATCGCGGCGGCGCACGACGCCAACAGCGTGACCATGGCCAACAGCCAGGCAGCGCAGTCGATGTTCAACCAGTACCTCACCAACGTGGGCAACATCGACGCCAACCCCAATATGGACGAGGAAGCCAAACGGAAAGCCATTAAGACCCAGACGCAGATATTCAACGGCGCCGTGGCGGGCTTGCGGGCGGCGTCCCCCGGTGTGCCGGACGTTTCCAGTGCCCTCGACTTCGGAACGAGCGGCAACAGCAACAGCAACAGCAACAGCAACAGCAACAGCAACAGCAACAGCA